TACGGTAGAAGTTAGGACTACCTTTAAGGTATTCCCAGTAGGCGTAGAAGCCACCGCCTCCCTTGGCTCCGTGCTCGTCCGGGCAAAGTCTACCACAGTACTTACTTCTGTATCCGCTCAAGCCCTTTTAGGCACCGTAAGCGTAGCGCTTTCCACGCCCGTTGCAGTATCTGGCCTAGCTGCATCAGGTGCAATCGGTTCGGCGGCTACTTCGGGCGTAGCAAACGTAACTGTCACTGGGCTGGAAGCCACTGCTTCTCTCGCCTCTGTGGTTGTGCGCCTATCTCAGAATATACGCGTAACAGGCTTAGCGGCTACCGGTCAGGTAGGTACAGCTACTGTCGTAGCTGGTTGTAAAGTCTTTGTCACTGGTGTACAAGCTGCAGCATTGGTCACAACCCCATTGGTGTGGAGCGTTATTAATGACAATCAAACCCCCAACTGGATACCGGTTGATGACTCTCAGACTAATAACTGGGTGCAAGTGAACGACGGCAACAACGTCGTATGGACACAGATACCTACGTAAGGAACGAAGATGGCAAGTACGTACAGCAATCTCAAAATCCAGTTGATGGCCACAGGCGAGAACTCGACCACGTGGGGCGACGTCACGAACGTCAACCTAGGCACTGCTTTGGAAGAGGCTATCGTAGGCTCTGCGGATGTTACTTTTGCCAGCGGCAACGTCACGCTAGCACTTACTAACACCAACACATCTCAGACGGCGCGCAACATGCGTTTAGTTTGCGTGGGAACAACTGGCGGGTCAACTCGTAACCTCGTGGTCCCTTCGATTGAAAAACCGTATATCGTCCAGAACAGTTGTGCAGATAGCATCGTGGTTAAGACCTCTGCGGGTACGGGTATCACCGTCCCAGCGGGCAAGACTATGTGGGTCTATAGCGACGGCGTTAATGTGGTTGATGTCACCAATCACTTGTCATCGCTTTCAATCGCTGGCGCACTAAACCTATCAACTCCGCTGCCGGTCGCCTCTGGCGGCACTGGGGCTAACAATGCTACGGATGCACGGACTAGTCTGGGTCTTGGCTCACTTGCGGTCCTTTCGTCCATCAACAACTCTAACTGGTCTGGCACTGTACTTGCTGTAACTAATGGCGGCACAGGTGCAACCGACGCGGCGACTGCTCGGACTAACCTTGGCGCAGCGGCTTCGGGGACTAACACCGACATCACTGTAATGAACCCCGCAAGTGGTTTGCAGATTGGCTCTCCTACTCTCGGTGCACGCGGTGCGGGTACAATCAACGCTACCGGCCTATTTATTAACGGCGTAGCCGTAGGGACTGGCTCAGGTAGTGTAAGCTCTGTCAGCGGTGCGGGTACGGTCAACGGCATTACGCTCACTGGCACGGTAACCACTTCGGGTTCGCTTACTTTGGGTGGCTCTCTGTCAGGCGTTAGTCTCAGCACACAAGTCACAGGCACGCTGCCTGTCGCCAACGGGGGTACAGGTCAAACCTCATACACCAACGGGCAACTGCTTATCGGCAACGGCAGCGGCCTGACTAAGGCAACGCTTACCGCAGGCTCGGGCATCACTATCACAAATGGTAGCGGTACAATCACCATCGCAGCTTCGGGTGGTAGTGGTACAGTAACGTCTGTGGCTGCATCTGGCGGCACAACGGGCCTTACATTTAGCGGTTCACCTATTACAACATCCGGCACGCTTACGCTTAGCGGCACGCTCGCGGTAGCCAACGGTGGTACAGGTGCGACAACTGCCTCTGCTGCCGCAACTGCTCTTGGCCTTGGTACTGGGTCAAACGTCCAATTTAACTCGATAGGCGCTGGTACCGCTGGCTCTGGTACTGCGGGTGAAATCCGTGCGACTAACAACGTCACGGCCTTTTACTCGTCAGATGCGCGCCTGAAGGAAAACGTACAGCCCATCCAGAACGCACTTGGTATTGTGTCAGCAGTTGGGGGCAAGACCTTCGACTGGACCGATGCTTATATTGCGGAGCATGGTGGCGAGGATGGCTACTTCGTAACCAAGTCAGACTTCGGTGTCATTGCACAAGATGTGCAGGCAGTATTCCCACTAGCTGTCCGTGAGCGTAGCGACGGCACACTGGCCGTTGACTATGAGAAACTGGTTGCCGTTGCCTTTGCCGCGATTGCGGAGTTAAAGGCTGAAGTGGAGGCGCTTAAGAAATGACGCTCAACTCATCGGGGCCAATTAGCTTAGGGGGTAGCACTGCAGGGCAGTCTATCAACCTTGAGCTAAGCCAATCAGCCACGGCTCAGGTTTCGCTGAACGACACCAACGTGCGCACACTGGCAGGGGTTGCTTCCGGTGCTATTGTCATGCCGACTAACTTTTACGGTAAGAGCGCAGCCACCGTTAATTTTAACGACGCATCTGTTACGGCTGCTGGCGTTCCATCTCAATCTGCAGGGTATCGCATAGACGTAAACGGGTTTGTTTACCAAGTGGTCAATGGTGTCGATACGTCGCTTGGTCAGTGGGCGACCCCTACATCCATAGGTGGTAACTACGAAGTTTTTGCAACAGTCACAAGTGGTAGCGTAAGCTCAGGTACTACAGGTTCGTGGGTAGCTACCTCTGGAAGCCCTTTCTGGACACGGGTGACAGCTGTAGCAGGCACCGTCAATACTGTAATTTTGTCTATGCAAGTCCGTGCGACCGGAACCGGAACTGTTCTTGATACTTGGACCGTAACTCTTGAGGCTGAGAGGTTCTAATGGCCTTCATCAAGCTCCAGTTTAAGCCCGGTGTGAACCGCGACCAGACCGACTACTCCAACGAGGGTGGCTGGTATGAGTGCGACAAAATACGGTTCCGCTCAGGCTATCCTGAGAAGCTTGGCGGCTGGGTAAAAGCTACGCCTAACACGTTCGACGGTGTGTGCCGTCAGATGTGGAACTGGATTACGACGTATCAAGATAACTTCCTAGCGGTAGGCACGGACGAGAAAGTGTACATCGAGAACGGTGGATACTTCAACGACATCACGCCATTTGCCGCTGCGCTGGCCGGGTCGAACACTTTTGCTGTCACCAACGGAATTGCACTTGTTACAGTAACTACTACCACTACACTTCCTGCATGGCTGAATACTGGAGAACCTGTACAGATTGCTGGCTTTGTCTCGGCTCTTGGCGGCATCCCAATCACTGAGCTTAATGGTGTTCAGACGATTACCAAGACGGGGGCCAACAGCTTTACGTTTGTCACAGGGACGGCAGCGTCTTCTACTGCGTCCGTAAGCGGCGCAGGCTACACAGTACAAACCGAAATCGAACCGGGCAATGCAATCACTGTGCTTGGTGTTGGCTGGGGTGCGGGTGTCTGGGGTCGTGACGCTTGGGGTCTTGGTACAACTGGTTCGGGCGTTAACCTTCCGCAGCGTGACTGGTGGTTTGATAACTTCGATAACGACCTTGTGATGAACATCCGCAACGGTGCGGGATACTGGTGGGTGCGTGGTACAACAGATGACCCCTCCACTTCTTTGGCTGCGCACGCGATAACACTACAAGAGTATGCCACTAACGAAGGATATGACCCTAACGCTGTGCCTGTGCAGATTATGCAGTTGCTGGTATCGCAGCAGGACAAACATCTCATTTCCTTCGGCTCTGTGCCTTTCGGCTCGACTAGCACGGCTGACTTTGACCCGTTGCTTATCCGCTGGGCTGACCAAGATACTCCGGGTGACTGGACGCCTACACAGACTAACACTGCCGGTGACCTACGTATTTCTCGTGGTTCGCGCATCGTACGGGCATTACCAACTCGTCAGGAAATCTTGGTTTGGACTGACACCAACCTGTATACGCTTCAGTTCCTCGGCACGACCGACGTGTTTGGTTTGCAGGAGTATGCGGATAATATCTCCATTATATCGTCACGTGCGGTGGCATCGGCAGCGAACATCACCTACTGGATGGGGCAGGATAAGTTCTATGCTTATACCGGTCGCGTCGAGACGCTTCCATGCACCTTGCGTAACCACGTGTTCAACAACCTGAACTACGGCCAAGCAGACCAAATTGTCTGCGGGACCAATGAGCAATGGAACGAAATCTGGTGGTTCTATCCCGACGGCGGCAGCGACTATAACAATGCTTATGTCGTGTATAACCACCTTGAGCGTATCTGGTACTACGGCACTATAGACCGTACGGCTTGGCTCGACACGCCTCTACGTCCAAACCCGCAAGCTGCAAAT